CGTTGCTAAACACGAAGTAGAAGTTCACGATTATCCAGTTCAAAATGACGGTGATGTTCCATTCAAAGCAGTAAATATTAAACCGATTCTCGCATCAGATGTTGATAAACAACACGGATATCAAGGTTATCCAGCTGGCGAGGACAGGAAAGTTTATGAAGAAGTGGAACAACTTGATGAAAAATTAAAAGTTTCTGATGGTGTTGGTGCCTGGATAAAAGATTTTCAAGATTCTGATGCTCCTCAATTTGAAGGAAAATCAAAAGACGAAAGAAAGAAAATGGCTTTAGCTGCTTATCTAGAAGCTAAGGGAAAATCTAAGAAAAAAAAAGAATAAATAATAGTAATATCTACTACTATGATAAGAGTGATGCAGTTAGCACAGCAAGTCCAACTGTAAATACAACAGAACCATATCAAGGAATATTAAGGGTGTAAAATGATTTTAAAAGTATTAGGACCTGAAATATCTATAGGAACAGCAAATACTGTTGCTAATTCTAATTTAGTTAGAGTCATTAACACTGGTGCAGCTGCTGTTCTTAATGTAGGTAGTGTTGGCAATGTAACGGTAACTAACACAGAAGCAGTTATTGTAGAAAAAGAACCCACAGAAACTTTAACAGGAACTGGTATGGTAGCAGCTCCAATAGCTTTTAGGTACTAAGATGAAACTAATCAAAGAACTAACAGAAGAAGTAGAATATATCACAGAAGCAGATGAAGCTTCTGGTAAAAAGAATAATTACATTCGTGGTGTATTCTTAGTCGGCGAACAAAAAAATAAAAACGGCAGAATATATCCTATCTCTACTCTTGAAAAAGAAGCAGAAAGATATTGTAAAGAGATAGTAGAACAAAAAAGAGCATATGGTGAGCTTGGACATCCAAAAGGTCCACAGATTAATCTTGATAGAGTTTCACATATCATCACTGAATTAAAAAGAGATGGCAATAATTATATTGGTAAAGCAAGACTAACAGAAACACCAATGGGTGAAATTGCTAAAGGTCTTTTAAATTCAGGTGCAAGTCTTGGTGTATCTTGTAGAGGTATGGGTAGAGTTGAACCCTGTAAAAAAACAGGTGTTATGGTTGTACAAGATGATTACAAAATTGCTACAGCTGCTGATATTGTCGCTGATCCTTCTGCTCCAGGAGCATTTGTTCAAGGTATTATGGAAAATGTAGAATGGATTTATGATCCAGTTAGTGACAGTTGGCTAGAAGAAAAATTGAATAATACTAAAAAATCAATTGGAAAAATGTCAATGTCACAAATTGAAGAGAGTAAACTATCAATCTTTGAAGATTATATTTCCTCTTTATCATTAAAAAGATAAATTTTATAAATAGATATAAATGCTCAAAGGAGAAACAAATATGTCTCAAGAAGAAATCTTAGATGAAAAGTATGAAATGGATTCCCCAGATTCTGGTAACGAAACCATTGCTGCTAAATCTATTAAAGCAAAAGGTCAAGTTACAGACACTCAAATGGCAGATTCCAAATCATCAATGATGAATGGTATGATGTCAGCAATGGCAGCTATGCCAAAAGAACAAGTTGCAAATATGTTTGATCAGGTTATGGCTCAGTTTGGTCACTGGGCAGATAACATTCCTGATGATGCAGCTGCTAAAAATGCATCTACTATTGCAGCTAAACCATCTGCAGCATCTGGTTCTATGAAAGAAGATGTTGCTGAAATGTTCGCTGGCGAAGAATTATCAGAAGAATTTAAAGAAAAAGCTACTGTTCTTTTTGAAGCTGCTGTAAACGCTAAAGTTACAACTGTAACTCAAGAGCTAGAAGAGCAGTTTGAAGAAGCACTAAACGAAGAATTGTCATACTTCACTGAAGAAGTCACTGATAAGTTGGATAACTACTTAAACTATGTTGTAGAAAATTGGATGGCAGAAAATGAAGTTGCCATTGAATCTACATTGAAGAATGAAGTAAATGAAGAATTTATTCAAGGTCTAAAAGGACTATTTGAACAAAATTATATTGAAATGCCAGAGGACAAAGTTGACATTGTAGAAGAACTAGCTGAAAAAGTTGAACACCTCGAAAACAGACTCAATGATTCTATTAATGAAAACTCAGAATTGAAAAATGTTCTTTCTGAATCTGTAAAAAAACAGGTAATTGATGATGTTTCATCAGATTTAACTTTAATGCAACAAGATAAATTTTTATCATTCGCTGAGGGAATTGAATTTGATGGTGATGTTGATGAGTATGGTAAAAAATTAGAAATCATTAAAGAAAATTATTTCGGTACTCAGAAACAACAAGTTTCTTCTAATCTTGAAGAAGAAGTTTTTGAAGAAGAAACAGAGTTAAATGAATCTTATGTTCATCCATCAATGCAGAAATATGTTAATGCATTACAAAGAACAGTCAAAAATTAATATATTATAAATAGTCTAAAATACATCTTATAGAAAGGAATAACAATGTATTTATCCGAGGATATTCAAAATAAGTGGGCTCCAGTCCTAGACTGCGACTCAGTTGGTGCGATTAAAGATACTCATCGTCGTTCTGTTACTGCTCTAGTTCTAGAAAATACTGAAAAAGCACTAAGAGAAGATGCAGCACACGGTAGTTATCAAACTCTAACAGAAGCTAACCCAGCTGCTACAAACATTATGGGTGCTTCTTCTTCAACAGCAGCAGACGGTGCTGTTGATATCTTTGATCCAGTTCTTATCTCACTTGTTCGTCGTGCAATGCCAAACCTAGTTGCATACGACATTTGTGGTGTCCAGCCAATGACTGGTCCAACTGGTCTTATTTTCGCAATGCGTTCACGTTATGCTAACCAAGCTGGTGACGAAACCTTCTACAACGAAGTTAATACTGCATTTTCTTCTGTTGTTTCTGGTGCTAATACTTTCGGTCAGAAGCATGTAGAAAACTCAGGTATTCCTGGTGCTTCTAACACTTCTCCACTAACTGCTGTTAATACATACAACACTGGTTCTGGTATGTCAACAGCACAAGCTGAAACTCTTGGTACTGATGGTAATACAGCATTCCCAGAAATGGCTTTCTCTATTGAGAAACTAACTGTGACTGCTAAGACTCGTGCTCTAAAAGCAGAATACACTATGGAACTAGCACAAGACCTAAAGGCAATCCACGGTCTTGATGCTGAAACTGAACTCAGCAACATTCTTTCTTCTGAAATTCTTGCTGAAATCAATCGTGAAGTTATTCGTACAATCAACATTACTGCTGAAACTGGTGCTGACCTAAACACTACTACTTCTGGTGTTTTTGATCTAGACACAGATTCAAACGGTCGTTGGTCAGTTGAAAAGTTCAAGGGTCTTATGTTCCAACTCGAAAGAGAAGCGAACAGAATCGCAAGAGAGACTCGTAGAGGGAAAGGCAACATGGTGCTTTGTTCATCAGATGTTGCTTCAGCTCTACAAATGGCCGGTGTTCTTGACTATGCACCAGCACTAAATTCAAATAACCTAGAAGTTGATGACACAGGCAATACTTTTGCTGGTGTTCTTAATGGTCGTCTAAAAGTTTACATCGATCCATATGCTGTCGGTGGTAACTATATGACTGTTGGTTATAAGGGTTCATCAGCATTTGATGCTGGTCTGTTCTACTGCCCATATGTTCCTCTACAGATGGTCAGAGCAGTTGATCCTCTCTCCTTCCAGCCAAAGGTAGGGTTCAAAACTCGTTACGGTATGATTGCAAACCCATTTGCAAAAGGTCTAACACCATTTACTGATGATGGTCTTGCAATTAACTCTAACAAGTACTACAGAAAAGTTATTGTTAATAACCTAATGTAATACTGCTTGGGGGAGATTTTTCTCCCCCTATTCTATTCCCAATAAAAAAATAATAACTAAAACGGGAATATACTAAGGGAGTTTTATACTCCCTTTTTTTATATCATAAATATACCATAAGGAGAATGGTATGTCAGCAGTAGATAATACACCAGAAAATAAAAACTTTTTATCCCCTCTTAATTTTAGATTTCAAATTAAGAAGGCACCCCATGTTAATTTCTTTGTTCAATCTGTAAATATACCCGCCATTTCTCTTCCACAAGTAGACACTCCCAATCCATTTGTAAGAATTCCACAAACTGGTGATCATATATCATTTGAACCTTTACAAATAAGTTTTAAGGTCGATGAAGACTTACAAAATTACCTAGAGATACACAATTGGATATTGGGTTTAGGTTTTCCAGAATCATACGACCAATATAAAGAATTATCAGATGTCCCTAGAATAACAGGCGAAGGTTTGTTATCTGACATTACTGTATTAGTTTTATCCAGTACAAAAATAGCAAACTATGAAGTAACTTTTGTAGATGCACATCCGGTAGCTTTAACAGAATTAAAATTTAATTCAACAGATACTTCTGTGAACTATATAAGTAGTAGTGCAACTTTCAAATATACCCATTATAAAATTCAAAATATATAAGGATTGTTATGAACATTGATGAGATTATGTCTGAGTGGAAAACTGACTCAGAAATAGATGTGACTGAACTTGCCGATGAGTCTATAAAGATAGCAAAATTACATCAAAAATACTATGAATATTTGATAAAGGAAAAGTTATTATTTAAGAAAAATGAATCAGATCTTAAACTATTAAGGTTAGAAAAATACGAATTTTATACACAGGGTCACAACGAAGAAACATTGAAAAAAGGATGGGAACTTCCATCCAAAGGTATGGTTATAAAATCCGAAATACCTATGTATCTTGAAGGTGATAAAGATATTATCAATCTAAATCTAAAGATAAGTTATCAACAAGAGAAAATAGACCTTCTACAATCCATTATAAAATCTTTGAATAACAGAGGATACAATATCAAATCTGCTATTGATTGGATTAAATTTACATCAGGTGCATAATGGAAATTATAAAATTAGAAAAAGTGAACGAGGTTTACAATAAAGTTATATGTGAACCTGGTGTAGGATATGAAATAAAAGATTACTTTACTTTTAAAGTTCCAAACTATCAATTTATGCCTGCTTATAAAAATAAACTTTGGGATGGAAATATTTATCTTTTCAATCCAATGAATTGTTTATTATATGGTGGATTAACAGAACAATTAGAAATATTTTGCAAAAGTAGAGATTATAAATTAGAATTATTATCTGATTTTAGTTCTGATAATATGTCTGTAAAAGAGACTCTTGATTTTGTTAAAAGTTTAAATTTACCATTTCAACCAAGAGAATATCAATTAGAGGCATTTGTAAGATGTGTGAGATCTAGAAGAAAAATGTTATTATCACCAACAGGTAGTGGTAAA